TACTCCTCCTTCGGGTCAGATCGGGCTTGACGTTGACGACTCGGGTGAAGAGCATCCAATGGTTCCCCTTGATCTGATCACCAATGTCGACGCTTCGACTCCGGTATCAGGTGCCCCTCTGGTCTGGGCTCCTCACGAATCAAAGTGGGTGCCAGGTGTACCAACCACGATCTGGGTTGGAAATACGCCTGAGCAATACGCTGCTCAAACTTCTTGCCTGATGAACTTCAATGGCACTCTCGACGAAGAGGTCGGTCTGACAGTTCTCCCTCTTACCTATAGCTGGACCTATGGTCAAGGCCGTAACGGCACTCCGGCACTGGAATTTGATGGCACCAAAAGGTTTGAGATCAATGCTGACAGCTCGCTAGACCTCGATGGCGATTTTACGATTGAATTCTGGTGGCGGCCTAACAACATCACCAACTTCCAGGGGCTTTTGAATAGAAAGCCTACCTCTGGCGCTAGTACGGGTGCTTGGCAGATCTACCAGAACACTTCGGGTCAGATTGAGTTTGTCGACTTGCAGCAAGGGGATTACAGGCAGAGTGGGAGCGTTATAGCTGCCAATCAGTGGCACCATATTGCGATCATACGGCAGAATTGCTGTACCTTCCCCAGCAGTATGATTACGATGTTCGTGAATGGACAGGCACAAGCCACCTGGGGCAACACGACCAACTTTACCAACTCAAACCAGTTAAACGTTGGCCAGCTAAATACTGGGGTAACTCAGGCGGCAGACGGCATGATGGAAGATCTAAGGATCACCAAAGGTGTCGCAAGGTATACAGGTAACTTTACTCCCCCTCAGTCAGAGCTTTCTCTGTTTGCTCCTGATGGCACCTTGACCGCTGAAAGGGCGAGCATTACTACCGCTGATCTGAAGACTCTCGTCGCCTCCTCCTCCGACTTCGCTGACTTCCAGGCCCGGATTGCAGCTCTATAGGTACTCTAGCTGAGTTCGCTGTTTGGTCATGTTTTCTCCCGAAGACTTAATGAGTGGCGGTACCCTGCCTACGGGACCCGTCTCAGCATGGCCAAAGGAGCGTCACGACAAACTTATGGCCCAAGCGAGGGCTGCTGAGATCCACTCCGGCATCAAACCGGTGCCAGAGAATCAGCCCAAGCCGGGCCTGAGGAAGATGGCTTCGGGTCTTATCAAGTCAGGGAAACAAGCTCTGGTTAATGGCAGAGTTACGAGTGCCGTCAAAGAGGAAAGGATTGCAACTTGCGAGCAATGCCCATCTTTCAATAAAGGAAGTCGGCGCTGTAATGAGTGTGGCTGTTTTATGGATGCCAAGTCGTGGATTGGTGGAGATCCCGACACACTATGCCCCCTGAAGAAATGGGTCAAATGACCCGATAGGCATACTACGTCGAACTTTCAACCAGGGGTGATCCCTGGCTATTCAAATGGCTGACGAGAACATGACTCCCGAGACGGAAGTTACCTCAGCACCTACTCCATCCGCTGAAGACATGATGCCCCGGTCAGAAGCCGAGAATCTTCTGAAGGCACTCAAGTCCGAACGTGAGGCTCGCAAACAGTACGAGCGTGATCTAAAGGAAACCAAGGCAAGCCTGGAAAAGTTTGCTGAGATTAACCCTGAGGAATACACCCGACTGCAAGCCGAAGCTGCCGAAGCTGCACGCATTCAGGCCCAGTATGGTGAACAGCGTGAACTGCTTGAGCAGAAGTATTCTAGCCAAGCTCAAGAAGCTGCTAAGGAGGCCGCTGCCGCCAAGACTGCTCTGGCCGAGTACCAGAAGAAGTACGCCCTTGAAAAAGTGTTTTACGCTGCAGGCGGTCGTACGGATGCTGCCGACGGCGTAAGCTTCTTTGACATGATGGCTCAGCAGATTGGTGGAAGCTTCCGTCATGAAGCGGATGGCTCGTTGACCGTTATTGACAGTGCAGGCGATCCCGTTCTGGACAAAGAATCCGGCAAGCGAGTCTCGGCTTCAGACTTCGTGGCCAGCTACAAGCTTCATCCTATCTATGGCACTTTCTTCAAGGGAGCCAAGGGAGCAGGCGCTGGTATTGGCTACGGCGGCACTGATAGCAACGGGATGGTGACAGAAGATCTGTCGAGTCTCAGCCCCGACGAATTGTTCCAGAGAGCTTTCGGCTCTTGACCCAAACCGCCCCTTCGGGGGCTTTTTTATTGGTAAAGACCGTATAGGCATACTACTTTTAGATGATACCCTAAAGGGTCGTTTCGTGATGAGGCGAACTGGAAAGGGTGTCCTGAGACAATCGGTGCGATGCCGTGCGACTCAATCACCCAAACCTTTTCACCTCATCTTTTAAAGATTTCTAACAATGGCACTTACTCTTCTCGAAGCACAAAAGCACGCCAAGACTCCTCAGGAGCTGGCCGTCGTAACTGAACTGGCCGCTGGTCAGCTCTTGTCTGCACTCCCCTTCCGCACTATCGAAGGCAACGGCCTGTTCTGGAAGCGCGAAGAAAGTCTGCCCGACGTCGGATTCCGTAACTATAACGGTGCCCTGGCCGAGAGCTATGCTGAAGTAAGTCAGCAGTCCGAAAGCCTCAAGCTCTTCGGTGGCGACATCAAGGTCGACCGCGCTATCATCGACATGGAAGGTTCTGAGGCTAAGGCCTATCAGATCCAGTCCCGCGTTCGCGCAATGCGCCTGGCTTGGGAAGCTCTGTTCATCAACGGCGACTCCAACCAGTCTCCTTCTGAGTTCGACGGCCTGGCTGCTCGTCTCGGCTCTGGTTCTTCTCAGTACTTCGCTAACGGCGGCGGTGCTCTGGACCTGAACAAGCTTGACGAAGCTATTGACAACGTTGACGCACAGGGCGGCACCAAGTACTTGGTCATGTCCAAGTCCATGCGTCGTGCTCTGACCCGTTCAACTCGCGCTGACAACCAGATCGAGATCTCCCGCAACGAGTTCGGCTACCAGCAGCTCAGCTACGCTGGCGTTCCTGTTCTTGAGCTTGACCGCGACCACAAGAACGTTGCCATCCTCGACAGCGATCCTTCTGCTCAGGACCTCTATGTTGTGTCCTTCGGCAACGATCACCTGACCGGCATCCAGAACGGTGGCGTGAACGTCCGCGAACTGGGTGAGTCCTTCTCCCAGCCTCAGATCATCACTCGCGTTGAGTGGTATTGCGGCCTGGCTCTGATCAACGGCCGTGCAGCCGCCCGCTTGGCCGGTATCGACGCAACTGCCTGATCTTAGCTCACAACTGAATAGAATTAAGGGGCCTGCGGGCTCCTTTTTTCATGGCATACTAAACCGCGATACTGGCGCGTCATGATCAAGTTCTTTCTCACCCCTGTCCTAGGAGCAGTCTTGCTTTCAGCTTGCGGAGCCCCTAAGGCCGAGGTTCCTGTTTGGCCACGTCCTTGCCTTGCTGGCATCGTAGAGACTGGTCCAGGGCGTTTCCAGGCAGACATCATCGCTCAAGGTGAGCTTAGGCGACAGGATGATATCGGAGCTGGTACGGTTGAGTACATCACGTCGAACTTTCCCGCCTGTGGAGAATCGGTATCATAGAGAGTAAGCCAATACTCGCTGCGGTAAGTTTGGCATCTATCCCATTATCTTGCTTTAACAATGGCTGCTCGTTCTACTGGAATGTTCCCACGGGAAGGTTTCAACCTTGACGCTGAATGCGAAATCACTTCGTCCTCCGCTGCTGCTAAGACCACCCTGGCCAACGCTAAGACCATCCGTGTTATCGGAATTGGCGTTGCTACCGACATCACGACCGTGAGCCTGGGCGGCGTTGACGTGGTCCTGGATCCTGCAGATGCTGATCCTAACGGCGTTGTGATCGCTCATGTTCGTGGCGCTCTCTGCACCGCTAACAACAACGTTTCCTACACTGCTACCGGCACCGTTTCCGGCGTGTTCTACGAATTGGTTGACGGCCCTCGTCGCTGATTTTTAGCTCAATAAAAACCGAATAATCGAGTGGAGGCCTACGAGCCTCCTTTTTTATTGGGCACACTAAAAGGAACAAGGGTTTCTACCATGGCATACGAATTCCCTGCCTCCCCGCAGGTAGGAGACACTTACTCCTCGTTTGCCTGGAATGGACTTGCCTGGATTAGAACATCGGCATCTTTAGCCCCAGACCTCGAAGGTCGCCTTGCGGCCCTGGAGACGAAGGCTGAGGATATACGCAACCTGTTTGCCCCCACTGGCGCCGATGGTACTCCTGCCGACTTTAACTACGTTGTTGTAGACAAAGCGACAGGCAAGGTTAGGACCATCAATCCTGATGAGTACATCGTAATCGAGTAATTCCAAGAACCCTTACACCCCAAACCCCCCTAGCTAGGAGATTTTGAAATGGCTGGATTCAAGGTATCTGAATTCAGTGGGGTCGCCAATACAACAGATGATTCACTTCTGTTGCTGTCCTATACAACGGACAATGGTTCGACCTTCGCTACCCGCAAGATCCGAATCGCCGACTTTCTAGACGACATTGACGCCACGACCAAGTCTGACGTTGGAGTCGACCATCTGGAGACGCTTTTAGGCGCCGGAGCAGACGCGGAACATCTTGGTACGTTCGCCGGTAGTACTATTGCCGACAACGTCACCGTTAAACAAGCCCTGACCCTGCTGGAAAACGCAGTCGAGGGCAAGCAAGCCACTATTACTGATGGAAATGGCCTTGCTTTCACGGGTAACACCCTAGACATCGATTTGGCGACTGGCGTTAATGCCCTGGAGAGCTTCACGCTTTCTGGAATGTCGGACAGCACTCACAACGACACCTACACAATCGTCACGAATGGTGGCAGCAAGCTGAAGGCTCATGCCAGCCAGTCTGGCGCGTCTATCATCCTTGATATTGAGCGCGAACCCCATTATCGCATCACCCTCAACACGGGCACTACGAATGTAGACGAGACCGTCAAGGTCATCAAGCATACTGGTTATGTGTACGGCAGTGGCGACACTCGCTACTTTGCTAACGGTTCTTCTGGCGGCACTTTCCGTTATTACTACTGGGACACCACTAGCGAAGTCCTGGTCGCTTATTGCTCTACCAGCGGCAAGTACGAGGCTTTCCACCTGTCTGGTGGCAGCGGCAGTACGGCTAGCTTTATCAGCCAGCTAAACAGCACCACAACCAGCCTCGTTGGCTACGTGACCAATGGAAGCAACTTTACCGTTGCATCCGAGACCGATGACATCGCTGAGGTCACCAACACCGAGGAAGTGTACCCTGGCAGCACTATTGTCCGCGTTCCCTCTAACGCCGCTAGTGAAGTCACCTACGCAGCCGCTAGTGTTCATCCTTACTACGTTTTCCAAAACGCTGCAGCCAACAAGTGGGTCGCCAAGGTTGAAGGTGGATACTGGACAGCGTGGTACCGCAGTGCTGCGTTTGACCTGAACACCCAAACCCTGACCGACGACCAGGCAGCCTTCTCTCTGGATAGCGTTGGTGCTTTCGAGTATATTACTGGCGCAGACGACCAGCACGGTGACGGAACATACATCCCCGACGCTGGAAGCTCTAACGTTACGTACTTAAGCGCTTCTCCTGCCTCTTTCCTGGAGTTCTCCAGTGGCAAGCTGAAGGTTCGTACGCTGGATGAGGACAACCTCGCTTCTAACAGCGATACCCACGTCCCGACACAGCAGTCTGTCAAGGCTTACATTGACGCTCAGAACATTCTAGACCAGAACTCTGCAGCAAGTCTCTACGTTCGCCTGGACGGTGCTAGCAGCCTGGGTGGCAACTTAAACCTCAACTCCAACAAGCTCACAAACGTAGCTACGCCTACTGTCTCAACTGATGGCGTAAACAAAGCCTACGTGGACACCGCTACCGCTGGTATTGGTGTATTCTGGGAGCCTGTGAAAGCTGAGGCCGATAGTAACCTGAGCTTGAGCGGAACTCAGACCGTTGACGGTTACGCCCTGCAGGTGGGTGATCGCGTCTTGGTCGACAACCAGACAACCGCCTCTGAAAACGGCATCTACGTTGTTGCTTCTGGATCATGGACCAGAGCTACCGACGCAGATCAGTCTGCTGAGTGGCTTCGCAACAAGACCGTATTCGTCCAGTATGGTACTTCCAACTCTGGTAACGTCTACGCATACACTGGATCTGATTCCCCCTCCATTGGCTCTGATGCCCTAACCTTCGAGCTCAAGTCCACTGCGGCACAAATCGCTGATGGCTCTATCACAACCGCTAAGCTCGACACTGGTGCCGTCACCGACGCCAAGATCGTTAGCATGTCCGCTACCAAGCTGACTGGCACGATTGACGACGCACGGATTGGCGCCTCTTCTGTTACCCAGCACCAAGCCTCTTTGGCAGTTGCTTTTACGCAGCTTACTGGGACCATCGCTAACGGTCAAGTCCCTGCAGGAGCTGTTACCCAGCACCAAGCAAGCCTGAGCTTGACCAAGTCTCAGATCTCCGACTTCTCGGATGCTGATTACTTCTCCGCCGCTGCAGGCCAGGCCGTACAGGTCGAGCAGGCAGCTCAGCGCCAAACCCTTGGAGGTGCTAGCAATGCAACCACTCTGGGGACTTTCTCTGGAAGCACGATCGCTGACAACGTGTCAGTCCGTACCGCTTTCCAGCAGGTTGAGACCGCGATTGAAACATTGCAGATCTCCGACCTTACCGATGGCGGCAACGTTGTTGAAACCGGTGACAACATCAACACCTTGATCGGTTCCACTGGAGCCGACGGTGAGCCTGCCAACTACCTGTTCGTCGTTTGTGATCAAGCTGACGGCAGTCTTAAGTTCATCGACAAAACCTTCATCGAGATCGAATAATCTCGGGAATCGAAGGAAGACTAGGGGGCCTAAACGGCCCCTTTTTTATTGCTATACCATGGCTGATACGCAAACTCCTCGGCAACAATTGATCGAAGCAATCGAGGCCTATGCTGCTTCAAAGGCCCAAGACGACGTCTGTCTACAGCGGCTTGCTACGATCCATTTGGCTACCACCTTGAAGAAGGTTGACATCGTGGCCCCTATCCCGACTCCGCAGGCAGAGGCAATCAAGGCTCAACTGCCTCCCGTCCCTCCTCAGGAAGAGAAGAAGCCACCGGCCAAGAAAAAACCCACGACACGGAAGCCTAGAACATCAAAGAAAGAGGGCTAACCCATGAAGATCTCGGGCCTGACTGGTGTTGTAGACAGTAGTGACGATTCAGTACTTATGCTGTCCTATACCGAGGATGGCGGCGTCACCTTTCAGACCCGAAAGATCCGTATGGCGGACCTTATCGATGACTTTAGTTTTGACGACCTGGCTGATACCGACATCGGTGCGCTAAGTGCTGGCGATACTCTTGAATGGGATGGCACTAACTGGAAAGCTGCGCCAAAGTCAAGTGTCAGCGTTGGCAGTATCCTAGGCTCAGTTTCTGGAATCGTTGACGGTGGAAATGCCGACAATGGAACCGTTCACGCCGACCTAAGCAGTTTCACCCTAGGGGCTAATGGTTCGAGCGGCCATATAATCAGTTCAGCGTCTGGTGTTCTTGATGGCGGAGATGTTGATACTAGCACTGCACATGCTGACCTAAAGGTCTATGAGTTCGACTCCGGTCGACTAGAGCTGCCCAGGAACCTTGACGGTGGTAACTTCACGGCAGGCACTGGTATCAGCACAACCACAAAGGTCGTTGACGGCGGACTTTTCGTAACCGCTTGATCAGGTAGCCTAAGCAAGGATCCACCCCCCTTCCCCCAATGAAGCCCACACTAAAAATCCCAAGTGCGCTTCATGCTCGAATTATGACACAGTTGGTCAACCTTCCGATCGACGTGATCATTGCAGGCATGAAGAAGCTAAACTCGCAACAATGGCAGGAGATTCTCGACGGTCAAGAAGGTACAGCCAAGTCCACGATGAACAGAGCTGCACACCTGCGCGGATCTATTAACGAACTCCAGTCCCACCTAATCAACCAGATCTCTATTGATGGCATTGAGTAGATGTACCGTATCGGTAATCTAGGGGGTCTGTCCGACCTCCTTTTTTCATGGCACATCTTAGGAAACTACCTACGTACTTTGTTAAGGGTGATCGGCGGCGAGCTGCGTATTATACGATCCAAGCCCGTGAGTTGCGCGCTCAGGGTTATGTTGAAGAAGGCGCTAAGGCTGAACCTAAGAAGCCTATTGAACGTCAGCCAGAAATTATCGTAGAAGCTGGGACAACTGCTTACGATAGTACTGACGCCATTCAGGAGCCTCAAGCAGAGGACGAGACTCTGGAGGAAATGACCAAGGCTGAACTTCTTGACTGGGCGATGGACCAAGGTCACGATCTTAAGAATGCCCTCCCTAAAGCTGAGATCTTTGCTTTGTGTAAAGAAATCGAAGCTTCTCTCTGATTATCAGGGAAAACTAAATTAAAAGGACTAATCCTATCAACCTCTTCTATCATGGACGTAACTTATTCCGCTGGCCCTAGATACATCGACGGTGTCAACATCGACATCGACGTTGCTGCGGGTATCAGTAACACAATTGCTGAACTCGAGATCAGCGACCCCGTAACTGGGATTGACGGATTGGGCTACGAGCCCGGTCAGAAGAATCTAGACGGGAGCAACCTCTGATGGACACCCCAGTTATTGCTTGTATTCTCGCTAGCTGCATGGGCATTGGCGCCTTCGCCAGTGGTATCACCGAGGCCATGCACAGCAAAGGCTATGAAGAAGCCCTCAAGAACCCATCTCTGTACTATCTAGTAGATGATTTCGGTGACCCTGTGAGCCAAGAAATCGAGGAGCCTAAGCGCTTCTGAGATTTTCCCTTCATCGTCTTCAACAACTGCAGCCACATAGCCCCAGACGTCATACGAGTTGACAATGGGGCAGGCTACCATAATCCTTCCTTCCATTGCCAGTGATGGTGTTGAGGCGCAGTCCCTAAACAGGAACGGACCTCCAAGTGCTCTCATGTCAGGAGTCAGGTCATGTGGACCCGCCTTCCCCGGAAACTTGTCAGCAGGTCTAACCCAGAGTCCTACCATCGAGTCTAGCTCTTCCCACGAAACAAGCATCAATCCATACGGCCTGTTGTTATAGAAATAGTTCTCCATCAGCTCGTATATCTCGACCTTTATTCCTTCGTCTCTGGTTATCCTTTCTACAGGGCTCTGTCTAGCCGTCGGAATCCCCAGGATGACTTGTGGGTTCTTCCATAAATAAAACCCCGTCAATGCCGAGGTTGACGCCATTAAAAACACTCCAGTACGCCAGGCCGCTTCCCTAAGCGACTTCGGTACCTTTACATACGCTTTAACTAGCTGTTCTTTCCAAGACAACGTCTTTATGCGTATTTATATTTTAGTCTGCCCAATTGTGGCACCCTATTATGTCTGCCCTATAGCCATGGCCGCCAAATCTCGTAGCGCTCGATACTATGCAAGCAATCCGAAAGCGCGGGCAAAGAAGAAAAGATACGACACGTCGTACCACTCGACACCTAAGCGTCGGAAGTACCGTAGTGAGCTAAACGCTGCTAGACGGAAGCGCAAGATCTACGGCAAGGGAGGCGGAGACCTTTCTCACACCAAGAAGGGCACCCTAGTCAGGGAGTCATCTTCCAAAAACAGAGCTCGTCAGGGCTCCAACGGCAAATCTACCAAGAAGTAACCATGTCACTCTACAAGAACATCCACGCTAAACGGAAAAGAATCAAGAAAGGCAGCGGTGAAAAGATGAGGAAACCTGGAGCTAAGGGAGCACCTAAGGCATCTGCCTTTAAGAAAGCTGCCAAGACTGCTAAGCGGAGGAAGAAGTAATGGCTTCCAAGAAGAAGGGTGCTATGAAGGGCTGTGGCATTAAGAACGGCTGCAAGTCCAAGAAAGGTGGTCTGACCGCCAAGGGTCGCAAGCGGATTAACGCTAAGACCGGATCCAATCTGAAGGCTCCCGTAACGGGTAAAGTAAAGCCTGGGTCAAAGGCAGCCAAAAGGAGAAAGTCATTCTGCGCTCGCAGCAGAGGATGGACTGGTCCTCGCGGCAAGGCAGCTCGTCGTCGCTGGAAATGCTGAGGTAAACTATTATGGCTCTACCAAGAGTTACTGCACAATCCACTAAAGGAGCTAAGATGCCAGCCGGAAAAGGAACTTACGGATCCAAAAGAGGCCGTCCAGCCAAAAAGAAAGAAAACCCCTTCGCCAAAAAGAAAGCCCCCGTAAAGGGAGCTAAGAAAAAGAAAAAGTAAACTCTAAGTCCAATACGGCCAACTGACCTCGATGTCTCCTTTCCAGACGTCGGGGTCTATTGGTGTCTTGCTTACGTATGTTCTGAACTCTGATTGCAGTTCTTCAAGAGGCATACCAAGTTTTGTTGCCATTTGCTGGACATTTGACTGCCCTTTAAACAGAATCTGTAGGGCCTGATTCAGAGTCAACGAAGTCATACGAAAAACCAATAGTATCTCCTTCTTCCCAGAATGTTGGCTGTGCCATCGAGACTGGTTCTGGATTTATCTGTTCGACTTGAGCGTCGACGTCTCCCATCACTTTATCAGTGCGGTAGTCAATCCACTCCTCGAACCAATTGTCATGGACTTGGATAAGGATTTTGTTATCCACATAAAGACCGCGGTCCCACAGTCGACGAATAATGTCAACCGTAAGACCGGGCCAGTTAATACCGAAAATCACTTCTCGGTGTCAGATTTGTGGGGGAACGCAACACGCAGTGCCTTGATAATGGCGTCGGCTAATCCGTTGCCTTTGAGGGGAGTAAAAGGAAGGATTTCTGAAGCGATGAACAGAATGAGGCCGATGATGACAGTAGGTTCCACGATAAGTTGTCATGAACTGCCCTAGAATACCCACGTCGGAATCCTAGCAGGAGCTTAGTGGACGCTGTGATCCTATCTTCCTCCGACATACTAAGGATTCTCAGCGGCGACGCCATAGTGCGTCAAGAAGGTCGTTTAGCAATTGTCGAAGGCGGACCAGGTTTTGGTGTAGATGAAGCTGTCTATATTTATGTAGAGAAATATCCAACGATCGAAGAGTTTGAAGCTACCTGGCGTATCTGGGTGCGAGACAATAGCGGAATGGGCAAATATGTCCTAGATGCTATGACGGCATTGCTGCCAAACTTTGACTTCCAGGGCGACTACTATACAACCACCGACTTTGCCACTTCCGAGACTGTAATCAAGACTCAAGAGGAGATCGAAAGAGAGGAGTCGAAGAAAGAGCGTGCTCAGTTCAAAGAGCAGTTCTCCGGGCTCAAGGAGGGTCTAGAAGCTCGGATTGGGGCAGTCTCCGACGGACGTGACGGCGTAGATGGTCGAGATGGTCTTGACGGTCGAGACGGAAGAGATGGTAAGGATGGGCGTGACGGCAGGGATCTCGATGCTACAGAGGTTCAGTTATTTGACCTAAAGGATGTAGAGCAGAGTTCTATCGCCTTAAAGAAGGGGCAAGTCCTTATGTGGGACGGGTCCTCGTGGACCAACCTTTATGTACCCCAGATTCAGACCTTGTTTACTGCCAGCGGCGGTGGGTCTGGAGATGGTGAAGGCGTTATCATTAGCGACACTGCTCCTACAGAAAGAGAGGACGGCACACCTCTCCAAGAGGGTGATCAGTGGTGGTCTTCTCAGAGCGGCGTCATGTACGTCTGGTATGTTGATTCTGACGGAGGCCAGTGGGTCCAGTCTTCTGGTGGTGGCGGTGGTGGTGGAATCGAAGAAGCTCCTATAGATGGGCAGGAATATGTCCGAAAGGATGCTCAATGGGTCGTTGCGTCCAACAGTGGCGGCGGTGGTGGTGGTGGTGGTGGCAGCAGTGAATGCACCGGTATTATTGATGGTGGCGATGTCGAGACAGGTAACGCTATTGCCTCT